CCAGGCCAATACAGGAAACATGAGCATTAGTTGTGCGGCTGGAACTTGTGGAAATTATTCTTACATACGTCCTTGAAACCCCCCGAGGGGGTTTCCGATCACCAAGCGGCAGGCTTAGGCACAGCACACGGACCGGTTACAGGAATAGACCCGTAGTCAGCCGGGCTGATGATTTCCAAGTATTCCATGTCTGGCGAATAGTCAAACAGGTAATGCACTATACCTGGCTTTTGATGCACACAGTCACCTGTGTTGACCAAGGTAACTTGGTCTTCATACATAAACTTTGCCCAGCCTTTAAGCATATAAACGATTTGGAAACTGGCAGTATGGTAATGCCAGCCTGTGCCCTCTACCGGGGCTTTTTTCGCACGGGTAATATGTGCCAAAACATTTCCGTGGGTGGCGTCTTTAACACCAAGATCACGGTACTCAAAAAACTCCCTAAGTCCATCGGGTAAGAACTTGGTATCGTTGGGCGTGTTATGGCTGAACTTGGTACCGCTATCATAAGTCGTCATAATAATCTCCATTGAAATCGTATTTACCTTGCCTAAACTGCTATAATTGCTTGTAAAATACTGTATAATAAGATATCTTGTTTAAAATCATCTTAATTGCGTTAGCCTTAGTCAGTACCACAACACAGGCACAAAGTTGGACAACAGAAGAACGTGCCTGGGGCGCCACTGCTGGTACATTATTATTGGCTGATTGGGCTACAACTCGTTACGGTTCCAGACACTGGGACCAAGGCTATCACGAAACCAATCCTGTATTGGGACGGCATCCGCATCAAGACCGTGTGGATCTACATTTTTTAATAGCTATCCCGGCTATATATCTATTTGCCGACTATTTGCCAGCCTACAGACGCGAATTCCTGATGGGCATCACGGCCGTAGAACTTGGATATGTGGCAAACAACTTGCGAATAGGTTGGCAGATCAAGTTCTAACGGGTTAAATACTTGTTATGCGATTGAAAGAATTTATCACGGAATCTGTAACAGGTCAGGATGTATTGAGTTATATCCAACAAACACATCACGAACCACTTACTGCTCAACTGAGCCAGGCAGTGTTACAACAACCTGAGTGGGAATTACGCTCAGTGCCTTTACAAGATCTACACATTCCAGATCAGGGCTATGACGATGATCCTGAGTATGAACCTGCGGCAGATCCTTACGATCGTGTACAAGATATTGATCCTGAGCATGCCGGAGAAGTAAGCATACACAATGTAGATCGCAAACCCATCGTGATTGATCGTGAAGGCTATATTATAGATGGCAATCATAGAGCCTGGGCCGCTGCAGAATTGCTGGGACGTGACACTATACAGGCCTGGGTTCCTGTAGAACAGATCAAAGAAGACGAACAAGTGTTAGACGAGTATAGCTATCAGAATTTAGGAATACAAAAAGCTCTGGAGAAAAAAGGTTACCAGTTACTGGGTCGTGGCAATGATCAGATGTCTTACCTTGAGCCTGGAACCGGTTATATTTTAAAAATATTTGGGACACAAGGTGGTAAAGATTTTAGTCAAGACCAAAAAATGTTTTTTAAATTTGCAAAGTTCTGTATGAAAAATAAAGATAATCCTTTTTTGCCACGCTTTTACGGATACGAATCTTTTAAGTTTAAAGGAAAGATATACTTACAAATTCGCACAGAACAATTATTTCAAAATAAAAAGTTACAAGACGCAGTATACAGACTAGGCACTGCTGTTAAAGCAGACATATTGCGCGGATATCATGAACCCGCCTGGGATGATTGGGTTGCTGATATTGAAAAGGATGTATTAAAAGTAGTGAAGACCCCTGAACGATTGGAACTGTTAAAAAAGACTTTAAATGAATTGTACTCAACAGGCAGTAAAAGTAAGTATCGGTGGGACCTGCATGATGAAAATATAATGGTGCGTAAAGACGGTACTCCGGTAATCAATGATCCTTGGCTTGTGGCAGTATAAAATGAAACGTATCCTACTTAGCCCCTGGACAGCATTGATCACATTGGCTATTATATTGGCCATACGAATTGCTGATCCTGTGTTTGTTGAAAGTGTTCGTCTACGCTACTTTGATACCTTAATCACCAGCAAGGCACCTACTGAAAATAATATCTACACAGTCAACATAGATGAAGCCACGCTAGATCGATACGGCCAATGGCCTTTGCCCAGAGATCGTTATGCTAAACTGATTCAAGACTTGTATAACCGTGGTGCTGGCCTGGTAGTGTTTAACATCTTGATGGCCGAACCAGACCGTACTGGAGCAATCAAAGATGTTGCCCTGAGCCGAGTGCTTGAACAGTATTCTGTGGTGTTATCAAACTTACCTGCGGCAAAAACTAAAAATAGTCCACAGCCTCCTGGATCAGCAGTACTGGGCCCAGAGTATCTGGATCGTATTATAACCTATCCTGGAATGATTGCCAATATACCTATGCTAGAAGAAATGGCTTACGGCATAGGCACAGTGAATACCTTGCCCGAGATTGATGGAGTCAATAGACGTATACCTTTGATTGTTGCGGTCAATGGACAACTGTATCCCAGCTTGAGTATAGAAACCTTGCGTGTGTTAGCACAAGATACTACATTCCAGGTCAAGCTAAATGAACTTGGTGTGGAAAAGATGCGTATCCCCAAGTTTGGTCCTGTGACCACAGATAACCTGGGCCGTATCTGGATAGACTGGAGCCAGCGTAACAAGACTGTGAGTGCGGTAGACCTGCCCACAGACTTTGGCGGTGCTGTGGTCATAGTAGGAGTGACTGCTGCGGGCATAGGCAATCCAGTGCCAACTCCTGTGGGTGCTGTATGGCCCAGCGATGTGCAGGCCAGTGTAATCGCTACCATGATTAACAATGTGGTCATACAAAGACCCGGCTGGGCAGATGGAGCAGAACTAATCTCTTTAGCCTTGGCTGGGATATTATTATTATTTTTAACAAGGTGGACTTATGCAGGACTTGCGACCGTTGGTATATTGGCTGTTAGTAGTGCCATCATTCCTTACTATCTGTATCTTGATTTTTTATTCTTATTCGACGCTACTGTCGTTACCGTTGGCATCATATTGGTCGCTTTGCACGCCTATGGTGTCAAGTTCGTCAGCGAGTTCCTACAAAAACAACAGATAAAACGACAGTTTGGCAGTTATGTCAATCCTACTATCGTTGAAAGACTACAACAACATCCAGAACTGATCCGCCTGGGTGGGGAGAAGCGTGAGTTGTCAGTGGTCATGACTGACATGCGTAACTTCACGGCCTTGGGCGAAAGCTACGGCGAAGCTGGTGTAGAAGATTTCACTCGGGTCATGAACAGTTACATGACAGCATTGAGCGTGCCTATACTTAAGAACGATGGCACCTTGATCAAGTTCATTGGTGATGCCAGTCTCCATATACACGGTGCTCCCATCGAAGATCCAGACCATGCTTGTCGTGCTGTGCAGACTGCCCTGGACATGATCGAAGCAGTAAAAGGATTCAATCAAGACTTGGCTGTACTAGGCAAGCCACCAGTTGGTATGGGTGCTGGTGTGAATACAGGTGAAATAATTGTGGGCAATATTGGTGCCAAGACCAAGTTTGGTTATGATGTGCTAGGTGATGCTGTCAGTATCGCGGCACGATTGGAAGGACAAACCAAAGGATATGGCGTTTTGGTCATCATTGGTCCCAATACCAACGAACTGGTCAGGCACAAATACATCACGCTGAAACTGGATTATATCGCAGTCAAAGGCAAAAAAGAAGGCCTACACATTTACACACCACTGGGACGCCGTGATCAATTGGCCATATCAAATGCCGACGTGCAGATGCATGCGGCCATGCAACAACTGTATCGCCAACAAAAATTTGATAATGCCGCAAGATTCTGCCGAGATCTAAAAGGACGATTTGGCGGAGTGATGGATCACTACTATGACATCTGGATTGAGCGTTGTGAGCAGATGAAACAGGTCAAATTGCCCGCCGACTGGGACGGCATGTATCGTGCCACCAGCAAGTGATCAAAGCATACGACCAATCATTTGATGCCTTAACCAGCTGTTGATCAACATGTCTTGATAAAACGGTCTCGTGATTTCTTCTATTGCCCACAGGTTGTAATCAACGCAGGGCTTGAAGACCAACTGATACAAACAGTACAGTACAGGATTTGGCATGCTCACTTCTTGCCGCTTGATGGTGGTTCGTTTACTGTGATATTTATTTCTTGTTCAGCAACCACACGCTCGTGTTCAATGGTTTTGCCACGTAGGTGTAGAACTGTGTTTACTTTTTGATTTAGTCGTATGAGATCATTATCCAACATGCGAACGCGATCAATCAAGGCAATCAATACTACATTGGCATCGTTGATGACTGGTTTCACTTCTTTAGTGGCCCATTCCCAAACATACTTGATGATGTAGCCCATGCCAACTGCCATAACAATTGGAAAGCCATATTTGTTTACTAATTCAACTACTTCCATTTCTGATCCTTATCAATCACGTCTGGCATCTGACTTACCATCAGCCCTGGCAATACGTTCAACGTCTGGCCTGAGTCCCAATGCGTTTGACACGATGGTATCTATACGCACCACGTCGTGGTTCATGGTCTTGACTCTGTTATCCAGTGCCGTAATAATACCAGCCATACCTTTTATACTACTAAGCACTCCAGCCAACAACAACTTGATTGTTAGATACACAAAGTATCCACCGGCCAGTGCAGTTGCTATTGGAAATCCTAAATCTCCAATGATTTTAAATACATCGCCCATTTTGGCTCCTTGACAGCTCGTAGGCTGTTCTTTTTATACAAGTATTTATTTGGGTGTTATTTAGAGTTAAGTTTGCGGTTAATAAGATCTTGTACTGATTTGATATCTTGTAGAGTAGGGAAGTTTGCAGGATTTTTTTGTATTAGACATTCAACTATTTTTGGATTGTTTAAATTTTGATCCCAGGCATTGAGCCAGCGTTTATAGGTATTATTGGTTGTTATACTATCAAATGCAGTAGTTAAATTATCCGTTAATTCTTTTTTAACCAAATTAAAAAACTCTTTACTAAAAAAATGTTGTTGATTAAACTTAGCAATGGCCTGAGCCTGTTGCATTTTATTATGTTTGGTGATTGGATCCCAACTAGCAAGGTCACTCATGAGCTTGACGATAGCTCTAAGTCGGTCACCTGGAGCAACTATAGTGTCATAGGTTTCGTCCCACACGGTATCAAAAGTTTGGAATCCATAACTGCGTAAGTATTCTAAACTGCCTGCGGTAGACGCAAGTATAAACGGCTGAGCCAACGTAATAGGTCGTAGACTTTTTTCAGTGAGATGTATTCGATCATCGTCGAACAAGGTTTCTAATACCACTTCGATGTCCGTGTCATTGTAGTCGTTGATGGTAAAGTCGGCACTGTAATGGCTTGGAGTTCCATTCGTAGGAAAATAATCTTCTAGCACTGTTTGAGGACGCCATTCTGTATTTTTAAATTCGTGTTGATTGTAATGTATTCTTAACTCAGGCTCGATGGGATTAAACGAAGTCTGGCAGAAATCCTGTAAATTATGCTTTACCAATAACTCAGTAAAACACAACCGATATTCTCTAGTGCCAGACCATGCCCGGTTATATACAAGAAACGTTTTTTTATATTGTTTTTTTAATTTAACATGCCTAGCATACCTAAACCAATCCAATGCTATCACAGCATGACTCCAATAATACACAGGTATAAAATGATTGCAAGAGTATTTTTCAACATTTTGGCTGCGTTTTTCGCTATGTATTATTATTGCATGATCATAATATGAACGAAATCGTTGTAGGTTACCAATTTTTGAAAACGGAGGAGCAAATGGTGTATTTTCACTGTTTTCATAATAGTCATAATCCAATGGTTCTTGGTCATTACAATACACCTGAGGGCTAACCGTCCACTCTCGCCAAACTGCAGGATTTAATGGAGCTAGATCAAGGAAATTTTTTGAACCGTGAGGATAAAAACGATAAATTATTACACGGTCCTGCAAGATGTCTTGGGCCACAGATTCGATGAAATGATACAAGCGGTCTAAAGGAATACTCATTGAATTTATTTACACGATATTGCCGCCTGGGTAAAAAATGATTACACACTATAAAATTCCAGTATTTTGGGACCTTGAATATCAAGATCTTGACTATGTGAATGAGTCATTCAATGATGTTGAGTTGCTGACCAAATGGACAGCCCTTGGCTATCCTGATAGATTTACTGGAGACATGTGTGACATGCGTCATCGGCAACCAGCGTGGAACGCACAATTTGTTGAACATTTTGCCGCCCGGGGTTGGAAAGATATTGGCACCAGTTACTATCGCATGAACACTGGCACAGTATTGCCCACACACGGAGACTTGTATAAAAGATATGTTGACATATTTGATCTACAAGGTCGCGAACACCGTATACATCGTGCTATAATATTCTTACAAGACTGGCAGTCGGGACACTATGCTGAATACGAAGGCCAGCCATTTGTGAACTGGTCGGCTGGTGACGTAGTAGAATGGTGCTATGATACCGAACACATGGCTGCAAACCTAGGACTAGATCCTAGATATACATTACAAATAACAGGATGGGTATGATTAACTCATGTAACGAGTGGAGCCCACTCGAAGAGATTGTGGTAGGGTCGGCTACCAATGCCAACTGGCCCACAACCGATCCGGTATTTGCTACCGAATCCAGTCGTACAGCCTGGACAGAAACACCGGTGCCTTCAGGACCAGTACCTAAATGGATTGTGGATGAAGCCAATCATGAACTGGATATCCTAGCCGAAACCATCGTGCGTTATGGTGCCACGGTGCGTAGACCTGAGCCCATGGACTTTGTTGAGTTGGGTGGCATGTACAATTACTGTCCTAGAGATCGATTGCTTGTTGCTGGTTCTACAGTGGTGGACTGTAACATGATGTATCCATGCCGTAATCAAGAAATTGAAGCCTTACAAAAAGTCATTGGCGATGCCAGAGTCATTACCATGCCCAGAGATTCAGGCATGGTCCTAGATGCAGCCAATGTATGCAGGCTTGGCGACACTTGGTTATTCTTGGAAAGCAACAGTGGTAATCGTGCCGCTTATGAATGGTTGTGCGAACAATTTCCAGAAATCACGATAGAGCTGTGTAATTTTTATTCAGGGGTACACATCGACAGCACCATTGTACCAGTACGTGAAGGCCTGGTCCTACTAAACGGCAGTCGAGTACATCACGATAACTGCCCACGAGCTTTTAAAGATTGGCACAAGATTTATGTACACGATGTTGTAGCACAGGACTTTTATCAATACCCTTATGCATCAAAGTGGATAGGATTAAATATGCTGGTGCTAGATCCCGAAACAGTGATTGTAGATTCTGCACAAACGGGCTTGATTGAAACTTTGGAAAATTGGCATTTTACAGTGATCCCTTTGACTCTCACGCACTCAAGAACACTAGGCGGTGGGTTCCACTGCGTGACATTAGACACAAGGAGAAAGAATTGAATATCAGTTGGGTATTAGCAGATAACGTAGTACTAGATCCCACACAGGAACTGGAGCCGCTCAAGCATATTGGTAGCTTCTGGGGTAGTTGGCGTACCTGGCGTGCTTACCAAACTGATAATGTGATCTGTCACGATCCGGACCGGGCTAACGAATTACTCAAACGAGCATTCCAGGCCGCTTGTAATTTTTTTATACCCAATTCAGTATACACAGCTCTGGATCGTCCTTTGGGTGTGCAGGTTTACGAAGGAGACTTTGTACACGACCTGGATCGTAGAGAAGAGATCGTAGCTATGCATCTGGCTGCAAGCCGCAGTGATATAGTACTGTTACTTGGATTTGATTGGAGCCAGATCGACCAGCAACACTATGTTGGTCTAGTAGCTCAGGCCATACGAGACAACCCTGAAATACAATGGGTCTTAATAGACCATCCGAGCAAGATACATCCAGCCATGTCTGATTTATCAAACCTGACACAAGACACCATGAGCAATGTGTTAAAGTTGTTGGCGGAATGATCATGGAAGATTTTATTAGAGTATGGTCTAACAAAGTTCCGCAACGCCTTTGCCAGCGTGTTATTGAGGCCTTTGAAGATATCGTCGACAACCCTGCTCACAAAGAGCAGGTGTTTAATAATTCTACACAGTTCAGTGACTCATCAAATCTGGGCAGAAGAGATCTTGCTATCTTTTTGCAAAATGAAAACTTCAATCAATGTGGCTTGTGCGATGACATACTGGAATATCTCCACAGTTCATTGTTGGAATACATTGAAGAATTTGGACAGTTCAAAATGATGCCGTTGTCCAACAAGTACGATTTGAAACTGCAAAGGACCCTGCCCTTGGGTGGATATCATGTCTGGCACTACGAAAGTGACAGCCCAGAACGCTTGGTCAGGCAATTGGTCTGGATGATCTATCTCAATGACATGCCAGACGGAGAAGCTGAAACCGAATTCCTTTATCAGGGAAAACGGTTGGTACCAACTGAAGGTACTATTGTGCTTTGGCCAGCTGGACCTACACATATACATCGAGGTAATCCAGTCTATAGTCAAGCCAAATACATCCTGACCGGTTGGTATGACTGGGACACAAGGTAGTTGACATAAGTCTTATTAGATCGTATAATAGTGTTTTACATCCTACTTTGATACTATGCTAAAAAGAATTGGTTTCTGTTGCAAATGGCTCAATGATCCTGGCGAATGTGGCGGCATGAAAGTCAATGCAGTGGATCGAGACCTTAACGGGCGTAGTACCACCATGCGTTGGTTGCGTGAACATCCGCTTGAAGCTGAACAACGGCAGTGGGACATCATGAATCACAATACTACGGCCGCAGTCAAGTTGATTGAACGAGTGGCCACGCTACCGCCAGAACGCAGAATGGTCAGATTGGGCAGTGAAATGCTACAAGGCTATACCGAGAAGGACTGGAAAGCCTGGTGGCAACGTCAAGAAATACAAGACCATCTTGAGCGCATATTTGCGCCCATTGGTGAAACAGCCAGGCGACTGGATGTGCGACTCAGCTTCCACCCTGGACAGTTCTGTGTGCTGGCAAGCGAAGCTGACGAGATAGTAGAGCGAAGCATAGAGGAATTTGAGTATCATGCTGACATGGCACGATTCATGGGCTACGGTAAATCCTTCCAGGATTTCAAAATCAATGTACACATATCGGGTAAACGCG